GCGAAACCCAAGGTGCATGCCGAGGGGCGGTTGGCCTCGTAAAAAGCCGCAAAAAAATAGTCGCAAACGACGAAAACTACGCTTTAGCAGCTTAATAACCTGCTCAGAGCCCTCTCTCCCTAGCTTCCGCTCTTAAGACGGGGATCAAAGAGAGGTCAAACCCAAAAGAGATCGCGTGGAGGCCCTGCCTGGGGTTGAAGCGTTAAAACTAATCAGGCTAGTCTGGTAGTGGCGTGTCTGTCCGCAGGTGCCAGGCGAATGTAAAGACTGACTAAGCATGTAGTACCGAGGATGTAGGAATTTCGGACGCGGGTTCAACTCCCGCCAGCTCCACCAAAAATGATACGACGTCAACATGACAGCAACTTAGAAAACAACAAGTTACTGAAACTGACCAGACAGTAATATGACGTAGAATCGACAAAATTATGCACGTGAAATGCACGTGCACTCACTAAAAGCCCTGGATTTTGCACTCCGGGGCTTTTCTATTTGTAACATAGTGAAACAAAAATACACTCCCCCCATCAAATGAATACGCCTTGACACTGGCTATACACACAGTATATTTACTGTATAAATAACCAGTAGAGGGAATATTTGCGATGTACGTAGAATTGATTTACGACAAGCGAAACGTAGAGGGATTACCGGGAGCGCGGGAGATCATTCTTGCGGAGCTAACGAAGCGAGTGCATAACATTTTCCCCGCCGCTGAGGTGCGCGTAAAACCGATGGCGGGTAACAGTTCGTTGAACAGTGACGCCAGCAAGACGGAACGCGAGAAGCTAAACCGGATGCTGGAAGATATGTTCGACGAAGCGGATATGTGGCTGGTGAACGAATGATGGAAGATGAAAAAAAGTATAAATCAAACGTGGGCCGTATGCCTGAGCTTACTGACTTTGCCATGATATACAGTGCAGCTGGCAGGCTAATAGTTCTCGATCTGGAGATGAAAGACTCACTGACAGGCTACGTTGATGGCCCTAAGCTATTCCCCGATATTCACCTGAGCATTCGTGCTGATATGGCAAGGGAGTTGGCTAATGCATTGCTCAAATGCGCTGATAGTATTGATGCGGGATTGACCCATCCTTCGATAAAATTCTCCCAATGACTCCATTCGCAACATAAGCGTTTACTCTGAAAATGCTGGTTGATATGCACGTCGCTAATGCTTGACTGCGTGGTGAGGTGGCATACCGCCACCTACATCATCGGCACCTCAAGCCCCGTGATCATTATCTACCCTTTCACCTAACTTTGAGCAAATCCGAAAACCGGGTGGTATAGCGAGGTGAAAGCATGTCTCGTTTAATCTGCCACTGCTGCTGTATACCCTGCCCTGCAAAAAACAACTTGCCCTTTCCAAACTTCGCGTTGAGCAGTTTCGGAACCTAAATCATTTTTTCGCTGTTTCACTGTGGCGCATGATGTCGTAATCACTGAGATAAATAACAGGTTTGTTATATTAAAGTTACTGTCTTTATTGCCGATAAATTAACTACCCTGCCCTGAGCAAGGGACTTAAACAAGATCAACGTTTTTTGCCCGCGCCCGTGCGGGCTTTTTTTTGCTGAATTTCTGCCAGTATGTGGCTGAAGATGAGCGTTATCTGGTGATAAGCCCCTCCACTATTTTCTTCAGCCCTTCCATGTCTGATTTAAGTGCTTCAATTTCGAGCTGTTGTGAATTGTTCTCCTCCACCAGCGACTGCAGCACAGCATGATGCACAGCCACCATGGCACCAGAATCGCCCGCCTCAACTGCCAGCACATCATCAATCACCGTTCCGTCATCAAGCTCGCGGGAACCAGTATTAAAAACGGCATTCGGGAAATATTTAGCGATGTCGTTAGCAATGACCCCGATACCGAAACGACCTTCAGCTCCCCTGTGCTTAAACTTCCATGTAGCCGCCCGGACATTCATCAGGATATCGCGTGGATTTTCGACAGGACTGATGTCGTCCTTAATGCGCTCATCTGAACCGGAGTTGACCCAGGCGTTTGACGCAATCGCCGTACCCGTCTGGCCGAACGTGAAAACTCCAGTCCCGCCGGTCACGCCCACAACAACCATGCGTATGCTGTGATACGAGGTCGTGTAATGCTGCATCCGGCTGTACGACCCGTCGGGCGCAAATGCCTTCCAGAAATTGTTGTAAAACTCACCCGGATTTGAGACACCGTGCGCTGCGCGAAGGATGATGGCCTCTCCCGCGTCTCCGGAGTTCGTGTAGTTGAGAAAATCGATAACGCCTGTAAACCCGGCCCCTTTGACGGACGCGGCATCTTTGATGCGGTAATCGTCGCCCGCTGCAACCGTGCCAGCGGTAGTACCAACGTATTTAGTCGCGGAGTCGCCGAGTTGCAGAGCTGTACGCGCACCGGCTGGCGTAGCGGCCCCTGTTCCGCCATTCGCCACCGGAACCACGTCGGTATTAGTGAACACCTGACGGACGCTGAAAGTTCGGGCACCTTTGGCACCCACGGCCAATACTTTATAAATTTTGTAGTTAGGATCAGTCGCGGTGTCCGGAATAATTTCCAGGCTGAACCTTGCCCCGCCTGATGATGTACCGTTTAGCAGCACGTACACACCCGTACCGTTTGTAAAAGTGATACCCGGCGGAAGGTTTGACATGTTTTCGATCGCAACGCGGCAAATCTGTCCGGACAACGCATCGAACTGTTGCCAGTCAAACGAGCTGAGGGTGGTTATTGCAGGCAATCCCATCCCTAAATCCCCCACCACCTTTGCCCCTTGCTGCTCCCAGGGAGACCAGGTGGTCCCGGATAGCGTCCGCTGCCAGGTGCGGTTGATAAACGCAGCACCCGATACGATGGCGGTAAATCTCTGCACCACTGAATTAGCGCTGCTCCGCAACAGCACTTCACAGATACCTGTCAGCCCGGATGCCACAGGGCCGTTTGTAGCGACACCAGTAATGGACCAGGTGCCGGGGGTAACCAGGGCATTTAAATCACCCTCATAATATCCGGGGCGCGAATTCACACCGACGAGGCTCCAGTCACCCCATGGCCCGTCCACCCCGTTCCATGATGCAGTGAGAGAGCGGACATAAACGTTGCCGTTTCGGACTGTATACCGCTGGGTGCCTCCCCATTGCCCGCCTGCGAACACTTCCAGGAAACCCACAGCATTCGCTTCCGGGAAATTGCTGGCTGGCTGCGCATTATTCGATGTGCCCTGCATCCATATCCCGGCAAGCGTCGCTGTCGGTCCATAGCTGTTCAGATTAGCTGCTGCTGGCAGCGCGCCACGGACCTGCTGTGATGAACTGACCAGCCCTGCCATTTTTGTCCATGACGGACCCGGAACCTTTGTGCCGTCCGGCAGGGTGATGTTGATATCTCCGTCAGCAGAATAAAATGACTGCCAGTTAGCTTTGTCATTATTCATCCCGCGCATTGCAGCAGTCGTCTGCGCCACTAAATCAGCCGTGACCTGACTGAGCACCTTGCGGGGCACCGCTGCCCACGCCGCGCCGGTGGTGGTTGGCCCGGTGAAGGGGCTGACAAGCGTGGCCGCTGTATTACTGGTGATGGTATCAACCGGCAGTGTGTACAACACGCCACCGATGGTCGCGGTGATGAAATCGCCCGGTTTTAAATCCGTGGTGAATAACGTACTGGTACCAACCACCGCCGTGGAGTTGTTGGTAAGTTTGAGAGTTCCTGCGGACATAATGTCTCCTGATTACAGGCAATAAAAAACCCGCCGGAGCGGGTTAGTTTAAGCGGTTTGCGCGAATGAGCCGGAGCCACGCAGGATGAGCATGGTGGGTGAGGATATCGACGCACCCGCGCCCGGCAGTTGCTGATCTGCGTTCACAACGCATGACACGTTGATTAACCGTTCGGAGGTGCGAACGCTGTGCATGACCGTTGCCGAAAATACCCCGGAACCAGGGGTGTTAAAGTTAAACGACCTTGAGACACCATTTATCGTTATGGTGGCAATCGCCCCGACAGAGCCGCTGTTGGCTCCCTGAACCCTGACGTTCATCATTACAACTACCTGTTTTGCGAGGTTGAATGTTGCGCTGTCCACATACTGGAAGGACCGAACATAACCGTTCGGCGCATCATCAAATACCATGCCGTTGGCCACGTCGCCGATAAAGCTGCTGGCTTCCACCGTCCCTGTAAATTTGCCTCCGCTGGCGTACACAGTGCCTCTGAACTCACCATCAGTCGCATAAACCGAGCCCCTGAAGGAGCCTGATTCGGCATACACGGTTCCCCTGACGGTTACGCCGGCGAACCACGCAAACCCGCTTTTGTTAATGTGCCAGCCCACATTGCCGGTACCATCCCATGTGTTTGACTGGATGTACTGACCAATTTTGGCATTCGTGATCGTTCCGTCCTGGATGAATCCGGAGCTCAGAAACACCTGACCGCTAACGATGGCAAAAGGCGAATACATGACACCGCCCTGCCCCGACAACATCACGAACTGATCGGCATTAATCGCCACGCGGGTTTTTACCGCTGAACCGTCAGCTATGACCGCCACAGACAGCCCGGCGTCGTAGTAGTTGCCGTTGTATTTCACACCCGTTTTCAGGGTGTAAATTGCATTGGCGGTGGTTGCGTCCGCATAGGCAGTCATTTTTTGGTTGATGGCGGCCTGTTGATCGCCAAATTTCGTCGCGACCTGTTGCTGATACTGGGCAAAGGCCTGTTCTGCGCTGGCCTGCGCTTCCTGAATGGTGGTAATGCTGCTGTGTACGCCGTTAAAGTCGGCCGCCACTGACAGCCGGTATTCAGCGAACGCCTCATCCGCTGTTGCCTGTGCGGTTTTAACCTCACTGATTTCCGCAGCAGCGTCGCCAAACTGAACGGCCACAAGCTCCTGGAACTGGGCGAATGCTTTTTCCGCATCGACCTGCGTGATTTTTACCTGCGCGATTTCCGCACGCGCCAGCCCCACCTGTTCATACTGGATTTGCGCACCTTCCACCTGCGCCAGTGTGACCTGCATCTGTCCTGCCAGGGTGAAATCAATCTGCTCTGTCAGGCGCTTCCCGTCCTCTGACGTCAGCAGGTCTTTGGCTATATCCTCCAGGTAATCGGCAGCCTGGTCGTTAGCCATGCCCCTGATCCAGTCGGTCCAGCCTGATTCATTACCCGTTTTGTCGACCAGCTGAGCGCGGTACCAGAAAATCTGGCCCGCCCGTAAACCAAGCTGGGTGTAATCCATTTGTGGATATGGCACATCCGACAGCAAAAGCGGATCGGCATGGTCATCACGTGGCGTGTACTGAATTTCCGTTTTCAGCGTGTCTTCCGTGTTGGGTGGGAAAGCCCAGGTGAGGCGAATGCCCCAGTTTATGCCGGTGGCCGCGAAATTAATCGGCTTCGGCGGGTTACCGACTTTACCCGTCAGCGCTTTCTCCTGAGAATATCCCCAGCCGCTGGATATCTCCGCCGCGTTGATGGCGCGCACGCGCACCAGGTAGCGCCCTGCATAGATGCCCGGCACTTCAAACGACGTGGTCGAACTGCGCGGCACGTTCACCCAGTTCCCGTCGTTGCGGCGCCACTGCGCTTCATACGCGATCGCGTTCGGAGCGGGGTTCCAGCTGGCGCGCATCGTTTCAATGCTGATGCCCTGATTCACCACGGAGTAAGAGCCTATGGTGATGTTTTCCGGCGCAAACTGGCTGCCCGGCGGGATCACGCTTACCGGACGCTGGTCAATGATGGCGCCGGTATCGATGCGGGCATACTTATCCGGATCGTGAAACGCGCCTGAGATGGTAAATGTACCGTCATTGTTGTCACTGACGCTGACCACCCGGTACTGCTGGGCATACAGCTCATCAGACTCTACCACCCAGACGCTTTCCGCCTGCGGTATTTCACCGTAAGCGATACTGACCGTGACGGCCTGACCGTTAATCGCCTGGATTGTCCGGGCCTGTGACGCGCCGGACGGCAGATTGAGAATAAGGCGATCGCCCGGTCTGGCATCCGGCACACGGTCGAGGTTGATCACGCGCCCGTTAACCGAGCTGATGCGGCCGCCAGTGACTTTACCGGACAGCATTTCATCAGCGACAGCGATGATATAGCCCGGCTGCGGGATGTTACCGTCCAGGCCCACCGAAAAGGTGACGATGCGGTCTTTGTTGTTGGTCAGGATCCCCCAGCGCCCCTTGCGGTTTGCTTCACTCTGCCGGGTGCAGCCAATCGCGGTCATCTCAAGCTGGTTAAATCCGTAGCGTGCGACCAGTGGCTGTTCAAACACCGGCTCCATGGCGTCGGCGTAACCGTTAGCCGGATCGGAATACGAGACCAGCGCCGTGGTGTAACGGGTTTTGGTCGTGCTGCTCGAGTAAACGAATTCACCGTTTACGACGTTGGCGCGGGTGTAGCTGTAATCAATATCGCGTGGCATGTCTGCCAGCGCCACTATTTGATTACCTCCCCAGTAGGTCATGCCCCGGAAGATAGCCGCAAAGTCCCGCAGCACGGTATAAGCCTCGTTACGGTCCTGAACATAAACGTTACAGGTATAACGTGGCTCCAGGCCATTTCCGCCCTTTCCGTCCGGTACCAGCTGATCGCAGTACTGCGCCACCTGATACAGCGTCCATTTATCGATATTGGCCGCCGTCAGCCGGTGGCCCAGGCCAAAGCGGTCGGCGACCACGATATCGTAAAAAATCCACGCCGGGTTATCTGTCCAGGCCCATTTAAACCCGCCCGTCCAGGTGCCGTTATAGGCGCGTGTCAGCGGATCATAATTATCGGGCACGCGGATCACGCGCATTGCCGGTTCACAGGAAATCTGCGGGATGCTGCCGTTGAACTGGCTGGAGTCGAACTCGATGTATAACAGCGCGGTGTTCGGGTAACGCAGCTTGGCGTCAATGACTTCCGTATAGCTCTGCAGCGTCATGGTGTCGCCAGTTTTTGCGCTGTTGGCATCCGGCGTCAGTTTGCGAAGCCGTAATGTCCAGGTGCTGCCCCCACGCGGCAGGTCAATACGGTGACTGCGCTCGTAACCCGTGGTGGTTTTTCCGGTTACAGCCGTACTGATAACAGTCTGCCACACCCCACCATTCGTCTGCAGGTCAACTGCATAGGCAACCGAATTGCCCACCAGATCCCCGTTATCCAGCTGCTGGTAAAGTGACGGCCATTTGATGCGCAGGCGAACGGCAGACAACTGCGTGTTGGTAAACGTGCGCGTCCAGGCTGTGGTGTCTGAAACTTCCGTGCCGACACTGATTTCATTCTCAGAACCCGGCATGCCCTGAATATAGGGCTGCGCCTGGGTACCGGGACGGAAATCCCAGGCGACGCCGGAAAAGTTCCGGGAGCCGTCCGGGTTTTCAATCGGCGTACCATCCAGAAAAATATTTCGTCCTGTCAGCCCACCAGCAAACTCCCCCTCGCCCAGGGCGAGCAGGATTTTCGCTTTTGCCACCGACTGGAGATCATCCGGTTGTTCTGTGGGGGTGCGCTGTTTTGAGCCGCCGCCTTTGCGCCCTTTGATAAGTTCTGCCATGTTGCGCCCATAAAAAAGCCACCCTAAGGTGGCTACTGGTTGAATATCAGGGTGTTGTGAATATAAATCCCTGGTTATGTTGTTGGCTCAGCCCGTCAGTGGTGGGACACTGGCGCAATACTTACCGGCGGCATGGCTGATTCCCTCGGTATAACAGGAGTTGAAAATGAGTTTTAACAAAGAAGACCAGCATGATGAAGCGCTCGCCTTTTTGCTTGCAGTTGCCACGGTTGAATCAGGTGATGCTGGCGCCTTTCGTCAACGCGTTACTCAATATATGACAAAGGCCTATGGTGACGATACATCCAAAATGACCATGCAGGAGCAAGGTCGGGCCGAGGCGGTATCCAATTTGTATACCAGAGCCGACAAAATCTATCACCGCATCAAGTAACATCAGGCCCCGGGTAATCCGGGGCTTTTGATGCCTGCAATCGCTTCACTGGCATATTCTTTGGCGCGAGCTTCAATCTCAGCATAAGAGGAATTTGGATTAAAATCTTCCTGATAGATAAGCACCAGTTCATGAGGTGCATTAATTTGATCCAGTTTACAAACTGTAATTTTTGTTTTGATGGTCTTTATCGTTTTAATTTTTAAATCAGGGTGGAAGCTTTCCTGTTTATCGCTATGTGCTACAAATTCAAATCGAGAACCCAATTCCGGGAATCCAATAGTCATTTCCATAAATATCTCCTGCCTCTCGGCTAATTATTAAATAAATTATTGCTGATCTTCGACGTAAATACCGGCGGAAATAATCGCGCCACCGATACGGCGTTTTCCGTAACCGATAGGTACCGGATACCCCTGAGCGGCTGTGTTTGTAACACCACCAAACGCATACGATGCGCGGTTATCGGCGTCCTGCTTACTGGCGAGCCCCGTAGGCTGAGGGGAAAGCATCTGGATCACACCGCCGGCCATAAGTCCTATACCTGAACTAATCATTGCGCCACCAACTGGGGCGGCATATCCCCAGGTAAGACCTGTGACTATTACCCCTGCCACTACAAGAACCGCTCCTAAAATCGTTTGTAACAGCCCAGCCTTTTTACTGCCAATTATTATAGGGACGATACGAATTACTTCTTTTGTTACTGGAAAACCAAGATCATCTACACCAATATTTTTTTTGCCAAGAAACACCGCATAGGTTAAGCCGCGACGCTGACTGGTGATCATAAATTGTTCAAAACCTTTGATCGTTGCGGCCAGCGCACGTGGAGCCTCATGAACAATGCTAATAAGTCGATGATGCGTTTTCCCAAAAGTTTTACCCAAAATACCGCTCAATTCTATTTCAGCCATTACCTCTTGCATGATTACTCCCAAAATAAAAAAACCCACCAATGGTGGGTTGAGTGGTTAATATTTAATTCATTCTAACGGTAAGGGCTTTACATCAACATTCCCGCTTGGATCAGCAAAAAGCCGTACTGCTTTGGTTTCACCGGTTTTGAGCTGCACATAACTCCCGGTGGGTATTGCATCAGAAATACAAAGTTTACCCTCACCTTTTATTGCAACACTCCACTCTCCTGCTTTTAATTTAAAAGTAGCTTTCTCTCCAGGATTAAGGATGGCCGACTTTTCATTATTGAGATACACGCCTGTATAACAACCGCTACCTAAATATCCCTTATCGCGAACAACAATAAGTGTTGAATCAGAGTCTGGTGTTTTGTTTTGATATTTCAACAGTCTTTCAGGTGGAGCTTGCTTCGCTTGGCTGGGAAGAACGGCTTCAGTTGCACACCCAACTAAGCCAAACAACGCCGCTGTAAATAGAATTTTTTTCATATCCCTATCCCCTTTTGGTATGGAGAAAGGTTAGCACAGAGACTTATGGCGTAAAATCTTCATGGTTCGCTCAATCCAGTAACCGCCGTACGGCACCCGCTGGCTGAGATGTCCAAAAAGGTGATGCAGCAGCATGTTGCCTTCCAGCAAAATCCCGGCATGGTTCCACTTGTTCGACTGGACCTGCATGATCACCACGTCGCCCGGCTGCGGCTCGCCGGTGAATTCCCGAAAACCGCACTCGTACCAGTTATCCTGGTAAAAATTATCCGGGTACTGGTCCTCCCACCACGGGTAATCGACGCGGTAATTCGCCAGCTCTATACCGTAGGTCTGACGGTAGTAACTCATCACCAGCCCCCAACAGTCGTAAACGCCGAGTACAAACGGACGCTCCAGCAAGGGGATTTCACCGCGCGGCATAATGGTGCGTAAATCGCCGTCCGGCCAGCTGACGATATGCCACGGCAGTGCCGTCAAATCACATTGCGCTTTGTCCGTTTCGCTCGGCTGAGTGGTTGCATCGGGGTGGCTGTGAACGATGGCAGTCACCGTCCCCCATTCTTCCGCTGTGGCGTAATCCTCCGGCGAGAGGTGAAAATGTTCTGTCGGTTCGGTGGCGAGATTGCGACAGGGGAAATACTTCTCCACCCTGCTTTTCTGCGCCACCACCCCGCAGCACTCACGCGGATATTCCGCCTCGGCGTGGGCCATAATGGCCGCAATGGTCTTTTTACGCATATCAGCTCCGGATTAGCGATGTACCCGGGAAGCCGCCGAACGACAGTTCGTTACCGTCACCAAACCGCAGTTTGCATGCGGTCAGAGTGCCGTTGCATTCATCGCGGGACGGGTCGTCAACCGGGTTGTTGTTTTTATCGAAATAGCGGTTCCCGGCGTAATCACAGCCATCGCCGGTACGGTACTTGTTGCGGATGCACCAGGTACAGAGGGAATGAAGTTGCCGCGTCGGGATCATCAGTCCCTGCAAATCCATGGGGCTGGATAACGCGAACTCCACCACCTCACTGGTTTCAGAGGTTTTCGCATCGATATACCAGACCTGCAACTTTTCCTGCGTGGCGTCTGCCGTCGGGTTTCCACCGGCAAAGTTACGCGCATCGAGGTACTGAACCAGCGTGTCGTGGATTGTCACTTTGGCCTGCAGCAGGTCGTCATACGCCAGGCACAGCGCGGTGATCGAGCCGTCCAGGTTAGCGACCGATAATTTCGGCTGTGCGCTGCTGCCGCTGGTTGACGCTTCGATACCTTCAATCTGGCACGGCCAGGCTTTATATTCCTGCCCCTGCCACCAGATACTTTTGGCCGGTAGTTTTGATTCATCACCGCCAGCGGCCACGATCTCCGCTTCGGTGTGTGGGACATTGTGGCTGTGAAAACGCAGTACCTCTCCGGTACCGAACGCAGTGCCGTCAACAGAAAAAAGCCGGACTGCGTTGCCCGGCTCAAGTTTCTGGTAATTACTGTTTAAGCTCATGGTTTATAAGCCTGCTCAAAGGTTGCGGAAAGATTAAACAGCCCGGCGCCAAGCGGTGTCGGTGTGTAGGTATCACAGCGGTAAAGCCCCAGCGGCTCAAGCGGCGGACGCCACTGAAAAGACTTCACACCCTGATGCCGATCGAGAAAGGCTTTGATCGCCGCGATGTACGCTTCTGTCCCGGTAAACTGAAGAGTCCACTTTTGCGATCGGGGATTAATCCCGTCGCCGGATACCTGTTCGTATCCGTCACCAAATTTCGCGGTACGGCGGCGGAACGTTACCTCCTGCTCAGCGTTGATGCGCGGGCACCAGTTGAACGTTTCTATAGCCATCAGCGACCCCCTTTTGCCATATTCCAGACTGCGCCACCCGGAGAAATGTCCCGGCTAATCAGCTCGCGATAGCGCCGATCGACATAATTACCCACCTCACGCCCGAACTGCTCATAGCCGCCAGTTGCCTGGCTTTGCGTGTTTCCGTTACCGTCAATGTGGATAGTAACCTGTGGCGCTCCGCCACCCGCCGGCGCGACGCCACCACTTCCCACGGCACGCACACCAAGCGAACCATCGGCGGCGCGGGTCAGCGGCATGATAGCCTCCGGCCCGGCCTCCCCCATCAGTCCGGCACCTTTGGCGAATGCAAACAGCGTCGGAGAGCTGACAACGGAATTGCTGTACCGGCTGAGATCGGAGGAAGAGTAAACACCGCCTCTGGCGTTGAACTGAAGGGTAGAACCGTAGGACTGAAGCGCGGTGCCGGAGCTGGCAGAGGACGCTGCGCCGCCAAACAGTGAACCGATGGAACTGGCCGCATTGGCGATCATCATGTTTACCATCACCTGTTCGATGATTTTCAGAACGCTGATGCCCCAGTCTTTCCAGCTCGCTTTATTGCCGTTGAGCATATCGACGATGTTATTGCTGATACCGGAGAGTGCGCTCTGCATGGCGTCGGCGGCCAGCGTTGCATAGTTCGTGGAGTCATCCACCCAGTCGGCAAGCCCGTCCCGCGCGCCGGTTACCCAGTCAGCCTGCAGCGCATCAATTTGTTTGTAGTAATCCTCCTGGATCTCCAGCCTTTCAGCCTGCGCATCTTTTAAAGCCTGCGTTTCGCGATCATAAACCGTCTGGCTGATATCACCAGCCTGATACTGCTTTTGCAGCTCCCGCTGCTGTTCAAGGTAGTCGCGCTCAATACCCAGCCGTTCCCTGAGCCGCTCACGCTGCCTGTTGCCGAGTCCGGCACCCTGAATATCCACGCTCAGATCCGCGCGGGCATTATCATTCTGCGCCTGCAGGCCCGCCACGAATGCCGCCACCTTCGCGTTTTCCTCATTAGCTTTTTTCAGCTGGTTGAGGCGATCCACTTCCTGCGCCAGCTGCTGAAGCCGGACTTTTTGCGCGTCGTTAATCCCGGTGAGCTTTCCCTCCGCCAGATCGAACTGCAGTTTCTGTTGCTCGGTCACCTCCGCCGTTTTTTTTCCGGTGGTGTCGATAAGGGCAATCTGGCGCAGATAACCCAGTTCCATGGATTTAAACGCGCTTTCCAGCTTTTTGGCGCTGGCATCAGGCGTCACCTTGCCGTTGGACTCGCCCGGTGCAAGGGAGTAGTCACCCGTTCCGGTAAAGGGCAAGGGTGTGGAGGAAATGACGGGGGCCGCTCCGGCAATAGCCGCCAGCCGCGTACGCTGCGCCAGCAGTTCATGCAGCTCCTTCTGTTTCCCTTCCGTATCCATACCGATACGGTTCACACCCGCCAGGAAGCCTTTGTCGTTAAGGTCGGCCTCAAGATTTCTGATCCGCCGCTCAACTTCAAACAGCGAGGCATTAGCGGAGAGCTTTTGCCCGCCCTGGTAATTATCAATAAGGTTACCCAGCGCTGACGCCGCTTTGCCCAGCCAGCCAACAAGAGAAGCAATACCACCGACCATTTCCGCCAGGCCCTGAAGCACTTTGGGATCGGTGAAGACTGCCCGCAGATCTCCCAGCCCGGCCTGTAGTGGCGAAAGGTCCACGCGCGCCAGTCCTGTGGCAATTTCCAGCTTCAGTCCCTGCGCCTGTGTCTCCATGTCCTCAAAAAGGGAGTTCACTTTGACCAGGTCGTCAATGGACTGCGGATCCGGCGCGACGCCGTATTCCCGCGACAGCTTAAGAAACTGCTGGAGCTTCTGGCTGTTGTTATCAAAAAGCGGCAGGAGTTTTGACAGGTCATTACCCAGGCTTTCGAGGATGGTGATCTTCTCAGCGTTGGTACCCACTTTTTCCAGCGCGCCGGCGATCGCCAGTAACTGTTTATCAGGCGTTTCCGTGGAAAGCTTCTTCGCAGAAAGACCCAGCGCGTTCAGCGCATCAACGGCTTCACCCGACTGGTTAAGTACCGCATCACCAATCTTGTCGCCGATATCCTTGAAAATATCCGCCATCTGCTCGCCCGATACCCCCGCTTTCTGCGAGGCGAACTGCCAGGCCAGCAGGTCCTGGGTGGACATGCGCAGGGATTTTGCGAGCCGGTCAGTTTCAGCGATCTGCTTTGAGGTAGTTTTTAACAGGTTGATACCCGCCACGCCTGCAGATACCGCCGCGGCGGCGGCGATGGTCGCCATTGACCCGAGCGCGGCACCGGCAAGCCGGACATCCTGCTGTACCCGGCGGCGCCAGCTTTCGGACTGGCGTTCCGCGCGGTTAAGACCCGCAGCAAAGCCACCGATATTGGCAATCAGGTCAATGGTCAGGGTTCCAAGCGATCTGGCTGCCATACTTTATCTCCGGGCATAAAAAAACCCGCTATAAGCGGGCAGGTATTATTAAACACAAAATATATTATTCAACGCTGGTTGTACGAGGAGTTCTATTCTGATTTGTCGAGCTATCAAAATTCATTTTGCTTACAAAAGTTATAAGCGCAATTATTGCGACAAAAATAATAAGAATCATCATACAGCCTGAAGGCCCTTTGACTCTTAACTTAAATGGAGCACCACATTTAGGGCATATATCAGCTTTATTTGATACCTTCTCTCCACATTCTTTACATTTAATCAATGCCATAGATTGCTTCCTCAGATATATTCCCTGAAAGAATACCAAATAATGATATGGCTATAAATTGACAATCCAATATTAGTACCAGGTCCGCATCGCCTCATCAAGCGTGACAGGGCCAGTGGTGGTCGGTGTTTTAGTAAAATGCAGGGTGAAATCCGTGACGCTGAAAGGCGGTGTGTCTTTGCCCCGGTTCACGTTGGCGATGGTGCTCGAGACCAGACCGGCAGCCCATTCCGTACGCAGCATCGGGTTAAGGCTCCCGTAACGCTCACGGTATTTCACCCAGATCTGGAATTCCCGGAAACTCAGGACTTCCTGAGCCTGCGCGATGGTTTGCCCGCCGATGCCGTTGAGGACGAGCTCGCACCAGAATTCATCGTCGGCGCTGAGTTCATCTTTCCCAGATCGTTAACCTCCTGGATAGCCACCAGCAGGGCAATGGTCAGCGCGCCATCCAGCGCGCCGCGCTCCGGGTCGGCCTCACCGGTAATATCCGCAGGCGTGAATACCGGCTTACCGTTCTCATCGCAGACGGAGGCGGCGATTCGCCCCGCCACGCCATCCACGCGCCCGTTTGCCGCCATCACGTCCGTCATGGCCGAGTGGTAGCCCAGCGGGCGGATATAGACAGTGGCGCTGAATTCTTCCTCACCCTGTCGCCAGGTGATTTCTTTTTCCACCGGGCGGCCGGTGAAGGCCCCGGCCTCTTTCAGTGAATCGAGTGTCAGTTTCATTAATTGCTCGCTTTAGGTACCCAGACCGAAGCGCCGGAACGCTGGATGGTGGCGGAAGTGGTCACCACCGTGTTGGCGGAGAAGTCGAAGGGGAAGTCAGAGACATAGCCACGGAAAACAAACCAGGTGCGGCTGTCCGGCAGCGTCAGTCCATCCACAGCGCCCGCTGCGCCCTGCGCGGCTGCCGTCGGTGATGCAGTGCCGTCAGACCAGCCCACGGCAAACGTCAGCTCTTCGTGGTCGTCTGAGTTTGCCAGGTTGTGCAGCATGATGTGGCTGGCGTTTTCCGGGTCGGCATTCAGGCCCACCGTGGCCTGGCCGGGCGTGCGCAGGCCGACCTTATAGGTGCGGCTGTTCCGCTCAGAAAGACAGGTATCTTCAATCTGGTCCGCCGGGTTGCCGCCCGGTGAAAAACTGGTGATACATTCGATTTCACTTACCGCGCCCTGGGCGAGCACAAAAAACTGAGTGCCTTGCGTCAGTACAGACATGGGTTTCTCCGTGCATAAAAAAACCGGCGCAGGGCCGGTGTTGTGGGGTTATCGCTTCACTATCCAGTCGACATCGAAGGAGTAGCGGTAGCGCCTGGTTTCGGGGTCTCTTTCCTGTCCGCCCCAGCGCGTGATATGCGCGTGCGGCTCAATGGCATCCCGCAGCGCGGTGGCCACGGCAATCACTTCATCCGGGGTATCTGCCCAGGCATCCACCTGTAGTGCCCAGGTATCCGCATCCGGGCGCTGGCCGAGATAGTTCTCCGGTGCGCCGCCCACGTTCTGCCAGACAACATAGGGGTAGATGACGTTATCGTCCTGCTGCCCGAACGGGTAAAGCCGCACCGGCGAATCGCCAATCAGCGCCCTTACCGCCGGACTGGATGCGCAGACGGAAAACAGAGGTGCAATCACGATCCGCCTCCGTTTCGCCGCGCACGCCGCAGCGCCCGGTCGATGCTTTTTTCATATTCGGTGGTGAACGTGGCGATCACCTCCTGCATGCGTGATGTTGCTGCCGCACGTACCAGGGGCTTTGGCGACATTTTTTCGGTACCAAACTCCAGCAGACGCCAGTGCGGCGTGGGTGCATCGGCGGCAAGGCTGGGATTCTTTTTAAGCTTCGCGCCCTGCAGGATGCCTATTCTGAAGCCGGGGTTACCGGTCTGTTTAAACAGTCTGCCGTTCCAGCGCAGCGCCGCGTTATCCGCGATGCTTCGGGCCGTTTGCGGATCGTCAAGACGCAGGGCGTTGGCCTTAATCTGGTTCACAATAACGTTACCGGCCTTGCGCAGCGCGGCGCGCCCGCCCTTTCGCTTCAGGTCGTAATTCACCTCGTTGAGTTTCTGCTTCAGCGACTCAATACCGGTGATCTGAACTTCAATACCGTCAGCCATCGTTTACCCCCCGTGAGCATGGCAGGGTCAGATACTCCCGACCGCTTTTGTCATCTTCCAGCACGCCGGTGATATCGTAGATCCGCCCGCGATGTACGATGCGGTGTTTATCCGTGACATCACCGCGCCAGCGAATGGTGATGCGCGTGGTGACTTCATTCTGCCCGGCCTGCGCCGCCACAAAGTCACGCGCCGAAAGGTCGGTGACATTCGCCCACAGCTCAGCCACGTCTGCCCAGCCGTTGACGATCGCGCCGGTGGTGGGGCTCTGTGTTTTAACAGGCTTTTGCAGGGTCACCCGCTTGTTCAGTTTTCCTGCCTGCATGGTTACCCCCGGGGCTTTCCGCTCAGATAGGTCTGCGGCATTACCCCGTCGTCCCCCTCATCATCGACCATCGACCGGTAAATCACGGCGACCAGGGCTTCATTTGATTCCGCCAGGCGGTTTATCGCGGCGGTCTGCTCCATCTGCGCTTTCGCCTGTGCCTCCAGCGCTTTCAGCAGTTCGTTTACCTGTTGCTCGTTCATAGGCAATAGCCATCCATTTTTTCAGCCACTCGCGGCGGCGTTCGCAACCTGAGCAGGCCATCAGTGCCACCTCCGGTGTCGTATCAGCAGCGCTTCAACACCCAGGGGTGTTTCCGTAAGGCCCGGGGCAGCTGCTTCGCGGTTGGCATACCAGTGACCAATAAGGAGGAGCATTGCCGCCCAGATACCGGAAGTAAAAAGAACCTCACGGGGAGGTTCTTCATCATCAGAGGCCGGTGTCAGAGATTCCACCAGTGCGCCGTCGCAAAACTTTTCGACATAATCGACAGCCGCGGCGGTATAGGCCGCAATAAGCGCATCTTCAGTGTTGCCATCAACCCTCAGGTGCGTCTTTATCAGCGTCATCTGTTCCGCGCTTATTTCCACTTTTGCCCCCTGTTTTGGCTCTGGCCGGAGCGGCTTCAGCTTTTGCCGGTTCGGTTTTTTCCGGCCCGACTTCTTCTGCCAGATGCAGTTTCACCAGTGCTTCGCCGATTTCTTTCTTAACCACGCGGGTTTCGCCCTGGGATACCGTTCCAAGGTGATAATGCGAGAACATACGGAGAGCTTTAATTTTCATGCGTTAAACGCGGCCATTCCTGACCGCGCCCTGCTGTTATTGACCGGAGGAAATCGCAATGTCACCGGTGACGATGGCTGCGGGACGGTAGTGCGCCAGCGCCAGGCGCTCTTCGCACAGGATGGTCAGCATGTTTTTAACGAAGTTATCGCGATCCTGATTGCTGATCTCAATGGTTGCATCCATGCGGTCCCACACCTGAGACGCCAGGCCAAACGCGCCAACGGTGAATTTGCCTGCCGTCTGCGCCGTGGTCGACACCACCGGCAGACCCCAGAGCACTTTCGAGGCAAATGCCTGCGGGCCGCCAAGAATGTAATTGCCGTTAGCGTCTTTCAGCAGCGCGATGCGGTGCCAGTCCGCCGGGTTCAGAATGATGCCGTCGGCTTCGAACTCACTCAGTGACACCTGATAGATGGCATGCGCCAGTACATCAGCGCCGGTATCTCCGGTCGCATTGAGTGCAGTTTCGTAGTCGTTCGCCACCACGTTCAGCCCCTGCAGGTTGTCGCCGGTGCCATCCCCGTTCAGCATCTGATTCTCTTCCACCAGCGCCAGGCCATACATCATGCGGGAATTGATGTATGACTGAAGCGCCGGGGCATCATCCATGATCTGCCGCGATGCCTGGATCCAGTGAGCAATGGTTTTCACGTTCGCCGTTTCTTTGGTGAACGTGATGTTGCTCTCTGGTTTCAGGGTGCCTTCAGGAACCGGCGCGGCGGCGTTGGTGAACACATTCTCGCGAACATATTCCAGCGCGTTACTGGTGATACGCCCCTGTGCCAGCAGGTCACGCACAGTCAGACGGCGCAGACCCGGCATCAGGATGCCCGGCTGCTGCTGAGGCAGAACCAGTGCGCCGGCGGAGTTGGTGCCAGACCCGATCGCTTTATCAAAGCTGGTGACTTTCGCTTTGGTGCGGGAACCGTCCCAGCCTTTCATCAGGTCTTCGGACACGCGCTCTGCAAACGACTTCTGTGCAGTCTGCTCGGGTGAGTTGCCAGCCAGCTTCTGTTCAAGATCGAACAGCCGGGTGCCTGTGGTCTTCAGTTCATCCTGGGCTTTAGCCAGATCGGCCTGAAGCTGCTTGTTGATTTCGCCGTTCTGGTTGATGGATTTACGCTGTTCTTCGATGAGCTCCTTAACTTCTTTCTGGGAGTTCTCGATCGCTTTTTCCAGTACAGATAATTCAGACATGTATTACTCCGTTAAGGCGTCCGCAGGTTAGCGGCAAATGAGGTAATGCGCTGTGCCAGCGCGTCAATGTCGCCGCTGCCGAACTCGCTTCGGCCTGCGGACTTAACACGGGCGATAAACGCCTGTGCTTCAGAGCGTGAAAGCCCGACTGAATCCCTCAGCCAGGCTTCTGCGTCACGAATGGTTTTAATGCCGTCGATACTCTTCATGGCGGTTACACCCGCCAGCTCGTTGGCCGGGAAAGTGCAGACACTGATTTCCCGCAGGTAAGAAATGTTTTTGAAGATGAGGCCGGACGTGCCGACGGTGTAATCATCGGGGCCGACGGAAAATCCCACCGACATTCCCTCGACAGTTCCGTGTTTCATCGCGGCTTTCAGATCTTCAGAGAGGCTCAGGCCTGGCGTAAGTTGCCCACGTACAAACAGCCCTTTCTCATCTTCATGCATGGAATCCCATTTACCGACCGGGATAGCGCGTGTCTGGTGGTTAAAGAACATCGCCACCTTGCGGCTCTGCCCGGCAATAACACCACTGAAGGCACCTGGCAGAATAATGTCGCCGTCGGCGTCCGTGTTGTTAAAAACGGAGGCATATCCTTCAAACGTGCCGTTATTTCCGTCTCCTGTGAACTTTATTTCGGTCTGATCGAACGCCAGTGTTTTGTGAATGTCAGGCATCATGGCCCCCATAAAAAATCAGGCCCCGTCATTGCGGGGCCCGTTGTTTGTTCCAAGGTCGGTAATGGGTATGTTCTGTGACTGGCGCGTCGCCACGTCACCGCCAGGAAGAGGCGGCAGGTTATCCAGCCTGCGCACTTCGTTAACGGTTCGGATCCCGGTGTTAACCATGATTTGCATAAACGATGCCCGGCTTGTGGAGTCGCCCCGCAGCAGCCCGTCAAGGTTATGCTCAGCGTGAATAACGCCCTGCTCAGATTCTTTTACCAGCCAGCGTTCAATGCTGTATTCCCACCGGTCAAGGTAAGGCTTAAGGGTGTACTGAAGAAATCCGAGATTTTGCTGCTCAATCCCTGATCCCCAGGATGTAGTTTTATCCACATCGCCGACCAAGTGTGGTGGTACGCCGTAAAAACGAGCCAGCTCAGCAACCTGAAACTTTCGTGCGGCCAGAATTTCAGAGTCCTGAGGTGAAACACCAATAGCCTGAGTTGTAAAACCGCTCTCAAGGATCCACAGTCGTTTTTTAACCGGTCCGCCCGCAATCTCTTTGAAGTTTTCCTCGAGCTGCCCGCGCTGCTCTTTGGTCAGCACTTTGCCGTCGGTCATCAGTATCTGCGGGGATTTCGCGCCATTGGCGAAGAACTCGCGCTGGTTGTCTTCCATAGCGATAGCAACACCCGCAGACTTTGCGCTAAACGCCAGTGGGGAGAGTCCGGTCAGGCCGTTAAAACCAAACCCCTTGAGATGAAATATTTCTTTCTGTGAAAAGTTGGCATATTCAGCATCCCGCCGGTACCGATAGATAATGTTTTTACCGTTTTCGCTGAGCCTCACCTCCATGTTGGCGCTCATGAGTGGAACCATACTGATCACATCGCCGACGCCGTTTCTCTCGACATGCGCATAAGCATTTCCGTAGGCGCAAAGCTGCATGGTCATGGCCTCGCGAAACTCCAGCGCGGTCATGAAGTTATTGGGCCGGAAGCGCAGAAGTTTTGCCAGGGGGTGGGTGCCAGGTACCTTGCTGCGCTGATCGTCTTTGGTCTGGTAAACATCAAGTGGCAATGATGCGGTAACGGTCGAGATGAGCCTGATACAGGCCCACACCGTACTGATTTGCATGTTGCGCTCATCAGTGACAACGGAATCACCAACCACACCGTGCGCTGAGGTGCCCGCCATTTGAGAGCCCTTGTCCGGTGTGACCAGCCGCCCCCCGGTCAGGATAGAGGCCATGCGCGCCCAGAATGGCGATCGTGTCCGCAGGTCAATGCTGTAATCGGTATCTGCCATTTTTACACGCTCAAGAAGTTGTAAATGAAATCGTTAACGTCGCCCGGGTCCTCAACCTCGTCACTGGTCTGCGCGCCGATGGACATCGCCAGCGCAACCATGCCGTCAATGCGCCCGCTGGATTTGCCTTTAACGAACTTACGGTTTCCGGCGGGGTCAGTAATAACCGTGGCATTTTTGGCGCACATTTCGAGGATGGGATGATTACCGTGCTTCAGCTGCGCGCCGAGCAGTTTGGCTTCCAGTTCCCTGAGCGCTGGTGACATCGAGACAAAGCCCTGTCCGAACTCCACAAAGCGCTCGAGCTCCGCTTCGGAAAAACCAACGTCAACCAGATGCGGGCGAAGGAAGCGCATGTTGTAGCGGTCGAACGCCAGGGCTCTGACGTTACATATGTCGAAAATTTCCCGGAGAACCTTAGCGATGTAGGCATATTCAATTGCCTTACCAGGCGTGGTATTCAGCCAGCCCTGTTTCGCCCAGATGTCATAAGGCACGCGATCGTTACGCGCCTTGTCCGCAAGCCCTTCCTCAGGCAGCCAGAACTTACAGTGCACATCGCCCTGAGTCGTATTCAACACCAGCGCCGTCAGGTCGGAAACGCTGGAGAGATCAAGCCCGCCCCAGACGGTAGCGCCCGCCAGTTCGCCGGGCTCCTCTTTGTTCAAGTGCCATACGGTCTGGCTGACGAACGGGCTTTTTGCCTCCACCCGGCGGTTAAGCACAAGGTTCTCAAACTCGGCCTGGCGCGACGGCAACCGCTTCGCGCTGGCGGCCATGTCCAGCACTTCTTTCTGATTCATGAACACATCGAAAGCCGGGTTTGCCAGCCGGATGGCTTCAACAGAGAAAGGATCAATATCTTCCGGTGCGGTCTGCAGCCTGACCACTGTGCGTGGGTCAGCACCGGTCAGCCCGTCGTCAATTAAAAGGCTCAGCAGATCGCTGGCATCGGGTGCCTGTGTACTGATAATCACAGAGATCGGGTTTTCCTGAGCCGCGGTTGCCGTTTCCAGTGCCTCATAAAGCGCATCGCGCGGCCCCCGTACCTGCCCCAGCTCATCGTGGGCGACAAATCGCGGCGAGAAACCGTAGGCTGTAGTGGCTTCCGCACTCAGTGCGCGGTAATAGGATCCCAGCTCAGGGCAATGAATTTCTTTGGCTGAGTCCTTAATCGCGACGTACTGCATCAGTACCGGATTCATCCGGCACATCTTTGAAGCCAGGTTAAACAGGATTGCAGCCTGATCGCGCGACCGTGCTGCTGAATAAAGCTGGGAGTTAGGTGCCGCTTCCGGCCCGACCAGGTAAAGCAGCATCAGCATGGCGGTTTCCACCGTCTTGGCATTTTTTCGCCCCCTGCTGATAATCGCGCGTCGGGTGCCGTGCTTGTTGTCAAAGATAGCCCTGAAATCGTCCTTCATGAACGGGGCCATCTTCAGCCGCTGCCCGACGAACTTGCCTTCAGGGATCAGGATATTCTGCTCACACCAACGAATGTTTCGTTCAGCCCGCGTAAGGGTCTTTTTAACCATCAGTTAATCAGCCTTAATCAATTTCCCAGGGCTTCTTCTCCCGCGCCAGGTTGTTATGCGCCCGCCCCACCGTTTTGGGGTCGGAGGTAGCCTGACGGGTGATCCGCAGACGTGTTGCAAGAGAAGACGCCGAGCGCACCTCGCGTTCCCGCATCGTCAGTAATTTGTCGTAGCGCTTCAGGCCATCATCACGGGCCAGCCACTCCAGCTCAAACTCCTCGATCTGGGTGGTGAGCAGCCGTGCCTGCACCACATGACGGCAGTACATCTCCAGCATGTCGCGGTGCGTTTCGGTGAAAGAGCTGGCCGGGTTGTCATTCACCAGCCTTACCCAGACATTTATTTCCGGGTCACTGAGGTGCAGCGACGGCTGCAGCCTGCTTTCAGCCAGAACCGGAAGCGAGACAGCCGACGTCGCGGCCAGTGATTTTCTGCCTCGCTGAGCCATCATTTTTCCTTTTTTTCTGGACGTTTTTAAAAATAAACGGGGGAGCGCGGTCTTTAAGATGCCGCAGCCAGAGTTTTGCCCCTCCCCCCTGCCTTCGCGCAACTCAAATGAGAACTAATATCACTTCTCAATGATCCGCAGGTTTTCACGGGAGAGACTGGCAGGCACCAGCTGCTCGCCGATACCGAGCGGGAAGGTCAGGCTGACGGTTGGCAGCGTCTCGCCCACCGTGTGGCTGAATGTGATGGCGGTGACAGTTTTAAAGCTCACGCCATCAATGCTCAGCTCCACCAGCTTGCCATCGCGGTATTCAATCTTCAGGTACTGCATTGCATCCTCCTGTTACCAGATAACCCGGCCATCGTTGTCGAATTCGGTCACCGTACCGCCCTTCTCCATGCGCTGCTTAACCGAGTCGTGACAGCGCTTGCACAGCGACTGAAGGTTATCCGGGTCATGAAAGAGTGCCTCATCTCCCTTATGCGGGATGACGTGGTCAACAACAGTTGCCGCAATCACCTGATTGCGGCTGAGGTGGAACTCACAGAGAGGTTGCTTCTGAAGCTGATGATAGCGGAGTCGGTACCAGTGTTTGGTGTTATATAGTTGATGCCAGGGGGAATTACTAGCCATAAAATATTAGTGTGGTCTTAAAATTATTAACAAAAAAACCGCCAAACGGCGGTTTATGGTAATGATAGACGACTAAAGGTAAGTTGGTTTGCCAATTGCGTAACCACTAATTTTTTCAATGCATATACGCATTAGGCTGCTACTAACATTCATTAAACTACCGTCACCCTTTAAAAATGCATAGTTTTCTAAATGGAGATAATTTAGCGGGACATCTTTCGAATCTTTGTCGTAATGCTCTTTACCAAAATCACCAAACATTTTACTAACAATGCTGGCTATCTCCTCCCCACCTGTAGAAGTTAGCATTTTAGCAGCTAATTTTTCGAAGTAAGCTTTACCTGAAATCAGATCACCGACGATGACTTGACCTTCAACAAGCAAAGTAATCCCTAAGCCGACCCCCATATTGGCCAAATTTACCACGTCAAGCAGCGATTCATCCTTAACACGGTGAGCAATCACCTCACTGATCATTTCCTGATTATCCATTTATCCTCCAATGTAAACAGAAGTTGACTCACTCCTAAGTACTTACTTTTTAGAACAACAAATTAATTGATACACATCACATTATAGGAAAAATATTTTTTAAATAATGGGATAGCGCCAAGTAACTTTCAGAATTATATAATTATATTTTCTTAAAAAACATTAATGTCATCAGAAATTTGTAGTTATCTTTCAGGAGAAATAGTATGCAACAAGCTGTTGTTAATAGGTTACTTTTACTAACGAACGATTTAGTAAAAGACGTCAAAATTGCTGCAATACAAGCATTAGGAGAAGGAGCCCCCGCAACACAAGAAGTAGAAGCTCGTTTAATGGTATTGACAAACGATCTTGTTAAAGATGTTAAAGTCGCGGCTATTAATGCCTTAGGACGTATCTATCGTAAAAGATAGATTTAATGAGGCGCATTTCTTAATGCGCCTTGAATTTATTTAAGTGAATAGTACCAAGCCTGCCAACGATATGTATTTAGCCGCAGCTGGCGCAAACACTCGGCATTTTCGATATCCGCCTGCAAGTCTTCATCACTGTTTGTACCAGCGTCACTTGCCCTGCACGGCTCCTGCATCAAATCCACTGATGGAGTTGGCAGCGTCGATGGCACGCTGGCGCAGCTGCACAGCAGTATCGTCAAACTGGCACACAGTACGATCCGGAGACTGAACATATTTCACCACGTCACGGTAAATGGTTCGGTAGATCACTTTCCCTTCTGCGGTGGCCGCAGCGGCTTTCTTCTCTACCGGCTGGATGGCTTTCTCGGCTTTTTCTTTTTTGGCTGCCGCAAGCGCGTTGATATGGTCAGCGTGAGCATTCCACCCGGAACGCCATGCCGCTAAAGTTGTGACCACCAGCATTATGAGAAAGACACCGACGATACAGGCTATTGCCTTAATACGCGTCATGACTTCGACTCCACAACGAAACCGCCCGCCTCCCGGAATTTCTTCAGGAGGTCCTCGATTTTTTGTTCATACTGACCATAGCCGGCGCCCGGCAGCGATGCCCAGATATTACTGCAGCGGTCGATAGCCTGGCGGATATTACCACTGTCGATTAATTCCAGCGCGCGGCGCTCTTTAATCTGCTGGAGCGCCACGGCGTCCTGGCTGGCCGGTGAGAAGTCTTTCAGACCAAGTTGCTTACGGTATGCATCCCAGTAGCGCGCCAGTAGTTGATAGCGCCCTGCCGCTGTGGATTTAATTCTCAGTTTCGGCAGGTCAATCAGCTTACGGGGGTGATCTGCGTAGTTGTTAAATAGCGTTCCGCCAATAATCACGTCATAACCGCGATTGCGCGTTGGCTGACCAGGCTTATCCGTTCCCTCGGACCATGCCAGCATGTCGAGAAACGCTTTTCGCTGAGGGTTGATTGTTTGCATTACTCAGGCCTCAGTACATGGAAGATGCGCGCCACGTTGCCCCGGGCGCGGAACACGGCGGCGCAGATGATTAAGTTGATGGCGACCGTTGCCCAGTGGGTATGCAGGTAGGAGTCGAACAGGTACCGGAACGGCACCGACGCATACGCCAGAATTATCAGGTATGCCAGCCATGACGCCCACGGGTTATGTCGACCGCCTGGCTTACGGAACATCATCAGGCGCAGAACAATGGCGGCACAGGCCACCACGTTGGTCAGCACCAGCGGATCGTTAATTACCATTGGTTCCCCCTCTCCAGCGTGCCAGCAGCTTTAGCGGGTCCTGTTCACTGAAAAATGTCAGCGTCTTGATGGCGACGGCAGACAGCATTACCGCGCCGAGAGCATCCAGCGGTTTATCGGCATAACCGGTTATGCTCGCCAGCCACGAACCGACCAGCCCGGAGCCATAAACGCCAGCGAAATACGACACAACGAAATACGCGGAACGGCGAAAAATCGTCAGGTCGGCAGCGGTGGCCACATAGAAAACAGCACCAGCAAACGCGCCGAACACCACGCCGTAATCAGTGCCGGTAAGCAGTCCATAAATGCTGGCGCCGGTCAGCGCGCTACCGGCGGCTGCGGTACCGGAAAAAGGTTCGGACATTACGCCCCCTCTTGTGTGTGAGTCCTCTCAGGAATGAGGGGAAATAAAAAAGGCCCACCGAAGTGGGCCCTGAATTTTTACAGCTAATAAAAGTAAGGTGACCTGATGGCCCTGTCCGAAGATATATCCGATAATGTTAAACAAATGAAGACAATGAGATTCTGGTCCAATCGTTTCTTATAATAAGAGGCATATAGGCTACCTATGGAAATCATGTTAGTTATCGGCCTGCTTCTGGTTTTTGCAGCATTATTCGTACTGGCGACTATAAATGCATTTTTTCCCAGACAAAAAAACTACCGAACTGCTGCAGCTCCGGTGATGAAGTTACTGACATCAGAAATGAATCTGGTCTCTGCAGGAGAATATCCATTCAGTTTAATTACAGAGGCTGAAATCTATGAGCTTTACCCCTATCTGAACGAAAAACAGCAAATACTCTTAACAGAAGCTTATGATCTCTATACCGAGGCTCTGACATCTACTGCAAAAATACGACACCGAGGTGAAGAGCATCCGTCCTTAATGATTGACTTCCCCAAAGGGTTCATAATAACCAATCCGCAGGAGGTCCTGAAAAAGATGGAGCCTTTGCGCGAGGCTCTCGCAGAAGAATGGGAGTTGATGCTTTAATTATGTAGACTGGATGGCGCTGATAATCAGGCGTAAGTGGTTCTCTCCAGGTAAATTGGAGCATAAAAAAAGACCTGCTCGGACGAACAGGTCATATCAGGAAGAACATCTCTCGACGGTGCCGGGTGCCTCCCGGTGAAACGCTGACTGGATGCAGCGCTTCGCATGCTGTAGCAATTACAGAGTATCCAGTAATGCCCCTCCGCTCAGGGGGATTCGCCATCATTTTTCATTTTTATGACTGTCAAAGAATGCTCTTTAATCGTAGTGCCCGCTTCGTTGATTTCAACTCGACCGATACAAATTTGGTCACTTTGCAAACATGATCACAAACCAGCAAGAACCTTATCTGCAGCGTTTAAGAAAGAATGCTCGATCGAAATCAGGCAATAAAAAGGCCGCCCGCAGGCAGCCTTTTTGAGGTTTGGTTTGTTTGCTCAGTGAAGGTTCAGGACAGAGATAGGGTAACGGAATTCTTTTCGTGCATGATCCACACACACGACGCGGACGTGTCGGTTGCATATAAACCACGTTTCATCCCGATCATTAGCCAGTATGTAATATGCATCTGACGTCTCAGAGGGGTTGAAACAACCCAGCACACGATAAGCCGTTTCCATATTAAATCCGCTCTTTAACGGCATTGGTGTGGGGCCGTTATCGAGTTCCTGAATCCTGATATATAGACCTTGTTCAATCCACAGCATAGGAATCCTTGTATAACGGGTACCTTTACAGCATAGGTATCTGCGTACAGGTTTGCCATGTCCCTCTGGAAATTTATTACACGTTGAAAGGTCTGGCTGGGCACACAAAAAACCGCTCGGTGGCGGGTATCAAAACGACAGAGGCACCAATTAAGGTGCCTTACGCAGGGAAGCAGGCTTGTCATCACCATCTTGCCGCTCCTGTCTTTCTTTCGAAAGTCTCACAAGTCCCATTAGGGTACATCGACAGTATTAGGCAGGCTGCCTGGAGCTACTCATTTCAGGCGCAACATTCCATGATTAGAAGCATACAGGACAACTTCGGACAAAATCAAGTCCTGCGTGCCGAAATAGCTAAATATTGTCTTTATCATCACGAAAATCGGTTGTTTGTTGAAACGCTCTTTCTGCCTGTCTCTCACCCTTATGACAAATGTCCACTAATGCCTCATAAAAAGGCTTCCAGTTTCGGGTCCAGGTTCTGACGTGTAAATCAGGCGTATATTTTACGATTGCTTTATACGCTGCTGTAGACGGTATCGACGAGTATCCATTGCCTCCGCAGCGCTCACACGTTTTATATACCGGTGCGCCACGTTCCTGGGTAGCTCTGCGATCGAGCACCTCCCCTTTACCACCGCAACGACAGCGGGCCTTCAGCTCACCCTTTCCATTACAGGCCAGACAAACGTGCTTAACCAGTTCATATTTTATTTTAGGAGGCACGATTTCGGCCTGATCAGAATTGAAAATACCTGGGTGTTTAATGACTTCTTCCATTTGTGAAGTAAGTCCAGTGCCGGAACAAGTGTGACATGTCACGCTGGTAGCCGCAGAACGTGAATACTCAGCAAAGGCAAATTGCGCCAGAACAAGCATACAGTTACCGAATTGATCACCCGCTGCTTTGCGGACGTTTTTCGGAGCAACATCAATTGCGTGGCGCGCCAGCGCCTGAACCGCCATCTGTGCGTCTGTTTTACTGATGCCCGCTTTGCCGAAGAATGCCGCAAGTCCGAACCGCGCCCGGTTGCTGGTGGTACCGATAGCCGCCATTACGTCAGTACCAGTGATCCGCTCGGGTGAGGTTCCTTTCACGCTGTCGTTGATATGCATCCCCTGAGGTGAAAAGTGCTTCAGTGCTGCTTCAAGTTTCATTGCTCACACTCCCCAACCAGATTAATAATCACCGCGGCACCGTCATCTTCCATGTATTCTGCCTTCCCGCTTTCCAGAAACCATCTGCATACTTCCACGGCTTCAGCGCGCGTTACTGGCGGAATGGTTGACAGCAATTTTTCCAGATAAAACTCGCGGTCATATACAGATCGATGATGCTCGGAATAACCAAATTCATAGCCAAGCTCTTTGCCTGCGGTGTTGCGCACCTGGTAGAGCCAGTCCCAGTAAATAAACTCGCGAACAGCATCTGACAGAGTGTGAGGCTCAGGCATTACGTCACGGTAGCCATCAACAAAAGCGCGGCGCTGATCGTCAATTTCTGTCATACGGCTGCCGTTAATGCCGCTGGATTTTTTCTCAGCAGTAGTCCATCCCCAAAGATGATCGTCGATAAAATTCGGTGAAGACTTAATCACGCGCTCAGCTTCAACATCATTAAATGCTGTTTCGTAGCTGCCGAACTGCGCCCTGACTTCGGCAGCTTTTCTGATGTTCTCCCGTGCCGTCTTGATAGCGCCTGCCGGGTTATCCATACCGATGGTCCCAAATGCAACCTGGAACGGATCGGCCCCATTCGCCAGCAGGTAACTTGAGTACCGTTTCTCAGCTTCTTTCGGGGTGATCTTAATCTTCTTCAGCGCATCTTCAGCTGCGTCCAGATGTGCGGGTTCGTTCAGCCGGATAACCTCCAGTACCCAGAGATAAGCGTCAGTCTGCTTATGCCCGGTGATTTTACGTTGTTCAGGCAGCGGTTTGATGTTTGCGAGGGTAGTGCCATGCGCTGCCGTCGGGATAGTGAAAAGTGCTTTGTGTTCGGTGTTATCTGTACGCATTATGCAGCCGCCTTTTTCAAAAATGTCATCTCGCGAACCTGATCGCCGTTGACCAGCAGATCGTTAAAATCCCCGTTGTCGCACCAGCGCACACTAACTTTTTCAATGTCATTTTTTGCCAGCAAGTTAACGTGGGCACATTCGAACGCCGCCGCATGGCCTGTCGCTGAATGGGGGTCCATGTCGGCAAAAATGATGAGATGACGTACGCCAGCTGGTGCGCGAAACTTTTTCATAAACCCGCTGTTCAGCGTTGCCCAGGTATTGCAGCCATATAGCTGTACCCCGGACAAAGCCGTTTCAATACCTTCCGCAATACCCAGTGTGGACGCGACGGGAAACATTCTCACCGCGACAGACTGGGCGTGATCCAGATAGGAGTCTTCCTGTAACGAGTAAAGGCGTTTCTGTCCGTCACCCATCGGTGCCTTTTTATCGCCGTCGAGATAAGTCCGGTGCAGGTAACACAGCTCACCCCGGTTATCTGTCGCCAGCGAATACAACGACTGATATACGTGGCCCTGATAGCGCTCCTTAGGACAAAACCGCACCGCTTCAGCAGGTAGCTTTGTGATCCCCCGGTTCAGGAGATATTGAGCCGCACTGGTGCCGCGAGGACCTTCCAGCTTTGAAAATTTGCTAACCACCCGCTGGCGCAGGCTGGTGGCTGTGGTGTTGATCGGCGTTGCGCGATGCCGGTAATCATTACCAAGCAGGGCGTCGATTTCCCGGCAGACTTCAGCAAATGATTTCCCCTGGGTCTGAACGACAAGACTGATCCCGTTACCGCTGCCACATTTGCAAATCCACGTACCGTTTCCGTCCTGGTCATCAATGCGGAAACTTCCCCGCGTGGCGCAAAGCGGACACTCACCCTTGAAGTGCCGCCCTCCGGTAACAGGCGGGAGTCCGTAATGTTCAAAAATTTCCGACCATCGGCCTTTTGCTGCTTCAGTGGTTTTCAAGTTCTTTCTCCCGCATGCTTACGAAGTTGTTCAAACTGCTTTTTAGCGCTGATGATCCTGCTGGTCGGACAGCCCTCAGGAATGGTTGTCAGTTGCTGAGGCTGCTCCTCAGTTAGGTTGTGAACGACGGGCGTCTGTTGTAACTGCCGTTTCTCCTGCCCTTTTGCCCATGCAATTTGTTTATGCCGGATGTAATTGCTGACTTCGGGGGTGATCTCCATAGGGAAATCGCTCAGCCCGTTAGGCCACTCCCCGAATTTGTCCCGGAAGGTATGAAGGCACCACCCGTTACTGACGGGTTTGCCGGTTGAAGCGCGCTGGCGCTGGTAAAACTTAATCTGGCTCCACCAGGCCTGTTTGGTGTTTTTCGTTGCAACGGAAGAGCCTTTAGAAAGCTTTTTGATTTTGCGTGAGGTGTCGGTGTCTACGTCGGAGCCGGCCAGCGGTTTAAAGCCGCACTTCGGACAAACGTAAACGCCTGCCGGCTTCATGAAGTGACATTCGGGACACTCTTTGGGGATTTTTTCGGATCGCTCTTCTGCTGCCCGTGCTGCCGCCTCCTTCATGCCATCGCTGGAATCCAGCAGAACGTCATATTCGATAGCATCGGGAAAGCCCAGGCGGTGAACGGTTCCGCTGTGATCGAAGATCAGACAGGTATCTTTTCCCGGCGCAGTGCGAAGCCCGCGACCAATACACTGTATCCACCGAATTTCTGATTTAGTGGGTCGGGCATAGATAATGCAGCGAACATCACTGTCGAACCCGGCCACCAGCACCCCCACGGACACGAGGATTTTGGTCGCGCCAGTTTCGAATCGGTGGATCATTACCTGCCGCTGGTCATGGGGCGTTTCCGCTGTCATGACTTCAGCATTTACCCCGGCTTTGTTGAATTCGATAGTGACGAAATTAGCGTGAGCCACGTTTACGCAGAAGGCGATTGTGGGAAGGTCGCGCCCGTTCTCAAGCCAGTTACTCACGATATCGCCCACCAGATCAGAACCGCTCATAATTTCTGCCAGTTGGTTTTCGTTGTAGTCCCTGCCAAAATCCGACGCGGACATTTTTACGCCCTTCAAATCCGGCGTTGTGGGCGCATAAAACTCAAACGGACTGAGGTCGCCGCGTTTAATGAGTTCACTGATGGTGGTGGGCTTAATCAGGCGCTGATAGTAGTTGCCCAGGAATGATGAAAAAGGCGTACCGGAAAGCCCGATAACCTTAACGTCCGTTTCGCTGGTAAGGCGTTCAATCTCTTTCAGGATGGTGCGCTTGCGAAGATGGGCTTCATCGATAATCAGCAGATTGATATTGTCGGGAAAATCACGGCGGATCAGGGTGTCGGCGCTGGCAATCTGAATTAAGCGCGCCGGATCTGCCTCGCCCTTCTCAGCTTCAGCCCACACAAGACCAATCTCGTCTGGATTCAGGCCGTAGCTTACAAAACGGCTGGCAGTCTGCCGCAGCAAAACGGTGTACGGCGCGACAAAAAGCACCCGCATCCCACGGCTGACAAATCCGTCGGTGATAAAAGCAGCCAGACCAGTTTTACCGCTGCCGGTGGGTGCGTATACCATGAAGGAATTCTGTGCCTTCCACTCACGACGCAGCATATTCAGTGCCCGGTCCTGTGCAAAATTTGGTGTGATTGTCAGCATCTCCTTCCCCTAACTCTGTGCCTGTAAGTGAGCCTGAACTTTTCCAGGAAAAACCCACCTGTCCGCCTTTAATGTTTAGCCGTCTAAATGGCTGTGCTTTTTTTTGGAGGGAATAACTGCTTAGAGAGATCTACTTAACCTATGTACCCTTCTCCTGGAAAAGGACGCTATACCTCCCCCTTCTCCCAACTCCCCCCTTAC